GGAGGGGGTGTAATTGATACTGTTTCTTTTGCATTACGGATTGCTTTGTGGACTTTGCAAAACCCTAGAAGCAGGAACACAATTATATTAGACGAGCCATTCAAGTTTCTCTCTAAAGACCTTCTTCCTAGGGCATCAGAATTATTAAAAGAATTATCAAAGAAGCTTAACCTTCAATTCATCATTGTAACTCATCTAGATGAGTTAACAGATTGCGCAGATAAAACTTTTGATGTTAAGATTAAGAAAGGCGCATCTCATGTTAAAGAAAGTTAAAAAAGAAGCTTAAAACTGAAAGTCTACAGTGTCTTCGTCTAAATCTCCATGACCAGTTGTGGTATGATTTCCAGTAGCATCAAGAGCTGTCCACCCATCGGTTCCCTTGCTTCCAGAAACCACAGGCTCTGCTCCATGTATTAATAATTTTGTAGAACCATCAACTGTGTGTTGTTCAGTTGGAGCTGTTATTGTATCAGACAGCCCTACATTTGGTGCAGCACCAAAAGGATTGCCATGATAAATCCTTATCTCATCTTTATTGCCGTTGAAGAAATTGCTTGAGGCATTCCAGCATCCAATGTTAAGTTGTGTAGTGATTGAAGAAATAGTGCTTGGGTCATCAAGGAAGCTTACCTGTGTATCGTCTACATATATACCATACTCGTCAACAACTTTTATGAAAGCCAGATGATGCCAGTTTGTGTCTGTTATTTCGCCACCAAGAGGCATATCAATTACTTCAGTGGAGTCTATAACAGCCATCTTAAACCCACTGCCATGTACATGCTGGAAATTCCATGCCAAAGTACCGTTTCCTTGATTCATTATATACTCAGTGCCAGTATGTACGGCAAACTTTACAAACAGGTCAATGGTCATATTAGATGTGTCGGTAAATAAATCCCAATCAGAAGAATCTGGTGCAGATTTAAAATCGCCAGTACCATCAAAAATGTAAGAAGTGGCATCCGCAGATACACCTACAGCACCACCACTACCAAAACCGATCAAATGTGTACCCATCAATCTATAACAAACTCTTTTGTGCTGTTCAAATTGAGCAGGAGGGCTTAACCTTGCAGTAAAATCTGCTTCAAAATCTGCAAGATGATCGTTTAAATATAGCCCACATTTCTTTTTTGACCATGCCATGCTATACAGAATCCTCCCCTCTTAATATTAAACGAGCATTGATGACATCCCAATCAGTCTCAGGAAAATCATTTCTTTTTAATGGTGCAGGATTATTTGCAATCGCAGCCATTATCCTCTCAACCATATCAAACAACATTTCATTAGTTGCTTTTATCTTTCCAAGTGTGACAGTCTGTAGTTCATCAGGTGATAATGGTATAACGTCATACCCAAGTACTCTTTGCACTGTTGGAGAAACATCAATATCTAAATCTGATAAGTCTGGTTGAGTAATAGTCCTGACAGCTTTATGAGTCTCTCTGTCATAAACAGGCATGTCCTCTTTAACAATCTCAATCCATACATGAGGTTTATTCAATGGCATATTGATATTGTCAAACTCTTTAACTTTTAAGACCTTGCCAGTTGCCCTGTCAATCTTTGCATATCTCATATTATGTGTCCTCTCCTTGATCTGTATTAAATGTTACATGTGTTCCAATGAATAACATATCTTGAGTCATATCATCGTTCCCATCAGAAACATCACGGAATAATCTTAGATATACCATATCAAAATCAGCCGGAGTGCCACCAATAGTGACTGCGGTACTTTCCGCAGCTGTTAATTGTTCGTAAGCGGCTCCTTGTGCATCATCTGTAACAACTACTGGAGTTCCACCAGAAAACACTTGATCTATACTTTCATTATCACTTACCGCTATTCCCTGTAAAGCTATAGCAACCCCTGTTGATACTGCGCCAGAAGTAGTCCATTGTGGTTGGAATGTGAGTGTTCCTAAATTCCAAGACTTCGGAAACATAATTCCGACTTGAGCATGCTCGTCTGCACTTGCATCAAATGCAAGTGCTTGTACATCTGGATTACCAGCAGTAGTTTCAATATCTGCAATTGCAGCGCACCCATTTGATGTAGTTGGCCTCCACGCATTTGCTGGAATCCATATAGTATGTTTACCTATAGTAGAAGAGAATGAATTAAATATTAATCTCCAATCTCCTGCTGCATATTCATAAAATCCAAGAATCTGCCCGGCTTGAGTTAAAATATCCTTACCTTGTGGCAATACTAAATCAGTTGCATGATGTGTAACAGTTAATGCTCCATCGAATTGTAAATACTTAGTTGAGCCAATACCAAGTGCATTGATTGAAGTAAATGTAGTTGTACCTGTAACATCATTAAACAAACCATCTGCAAGTACTGGCAATGCAGTTGCACTCGCAATATCCGCACCAACTGCATAAAACCCTGTAGATATTTTCCATAATACTATCCATGCACTGTTACCTGTATTTCTTTGCTTCATCAAATCATTTGCAGTGTCAGCCCATGTTTGAAATGCAAACGTGGTAGAGGGTGCAGTTGCACCAGAACTGTGAGTGACTAATGCACCAATCTGAGAATTCATATCTGCTCTCACTGTAGCACCATCCGCATTGGCTATATTCATATCATCTTGTGACATTATCTACTCCTCCTAAATAATAATTCTTCCTCTTCTCTAATTTTTAAATTTTCCTCATACCATGTCAACCACTGTGAGCATTCACTAGGCATGATTTCTACTACTTCACTATCTATAACAGCTTTCATAAATAGGTACCATACCCTCTCCTTTGTCACTTGTGGTTTCTTTGGTTTTGCAAAACCATGCCCAAATGGGACAAATTGTTTCGTTTCCTCGTTATACCAATACCTGCCATCTGCAACTAGATCACAATTATCTGGAACAACTACATCATCATCCTCAACTTCTTCTTTGTCCTTGTATCCTATTAAGGATTTCTGTTTCCCTATTAATTCAAACACCGCCACTTTAGGCATCTTATAATTCCTCCGCTATAACTTGTAATTTACTTACTAAAATATTAAATGATGTATCTGTGGTTGTCAATTGGCATCTGAAATCGAAACCTCTCGCATTAAATTCTGCACTATCTAAATCATTCCATGCTGTCCACGATGCTGCTGACGTAGCAGGATCATCATCTGTCTGCCTTACCTGTACTTGTGCTGTTGCAGGAGCACCTCCATCACCATCCCAATCTTCTCTATCATCCACATTACCTGCCCATGAATCCATTAGATCAATCAGACCAGTAATTACTACAGTCAAATCAGTAGTTAGCCTTACAGCCTTAACAGTAGTTAAATCAAACCCTGCAGCAAAGTCGTATGTTCCTGAAGTCTCCATTCCTCCTTCACTATCCCAATCTGCTATTGTATCTACATCTGTCCAAGTATCCATTAAACCTGCTGCTGAAAGTTTAAGTATTCCATCAGGGGCAGCAGTATTTGTATGAATTCCTGAGAAAGCTGTTTCCTCCACTACATCAGATGCTGCAGAAGAGAATGCTTGAATTGTAGCTTGCTTAGTATCTACTTTAGCTACATCACTTGATCTCCCTCCCTTATCAAATACTTTTGCTAAGTAAGTTCCGGGTTTTAGGGGTAACTGTGCTATTAAATCTGACCCCTTTGCTGTTGTACCTATAGAAACTGATTCAGACCAAGAAGCATTCGCTTCATCTAGTTCATCTGAATGCCTGAATTGAACCGTTCCACCAAAAAGTACATCTAAATCTGTAGGAGTACTCCATCTAAGTAAAGCAGAGCCTCCAAAAGCTGATATAGTTAAGTTAGCTAAAGCTGATGGTGCAGATGTCTGTCCAATAATAAGGACACCATTTGCATAAGACCAATTTCCATTTACAATAAAGTTAGGACTTGTGGCTTGAAGTCTTACATCATAGGTCTCTCCCTCTAATACATCTCCTAATATAATCTCAGAAGCTGATTGGGAGATTATAGTGGCATCAGCCCACTCTCCAGAACTACTTGTTACTCTGATTTGAGCATTAATTGAAGCATCAAACACATTAGCTATTGGGACAAAACTGACTCCCAATCTAGAAAGTAAAGTATTACCTACTCCTATTTCTAATATACTCTCATCAGTTCTAGTTGATAAAATAGTTACATCAGGTAAAGGACTAGGAACGACTATCTTTGAATCAAAATCAGGTATAGTACTTGTGTCTGCTGTATAAACTGCTGCTGAATTAGGTACTATATTTAATCTAGCTGCTAATTCATTCTGTGGCTCTGCTGAAAGTAAAAGTCCTTCAATTGTCTCTGAACCTGAGATTCCAAAACTAAACATGTCTCCCACTATAGGTGCACTAGCTGCTGCTATAACACTATCAAAAGTAACACTTGTTTGATCACCTACATCAAGAACAACTGTCTTTACTATCTCTTGGTCAGATACAGTTCTTATAGACACACCATAAGCATTCCCTAACTCCATAGTAAGTATTTCATCACAGGTAAATCCTGTCATGTCTCCTGCACTATTTGATACAATAGTCTTAATTCTACCAGAAGCTATTCCCACTACTAGAACATCATGAGTAACCAAAACCATGTCACCCTTCTTAGCTGTAATCCATTCAAAGTCTGTGCTTAAAGACCATCTTTCAGGTCTCAATCTTATTTGTGCTAATGCGAACCTACCATTCTTCCATACATGATCAGTATTAGTTATGCCTATAGCATCCATCTGTTCAAACACTGTAGCATTTGCAGAAGTGTAGCCATCATCATAAACTATTCGTTCATCTGACAACCATTCTTTATCTCTATTAGCAAACCTCATTCTTAATGCGTGAGGAGCATCGGGAAAAAGTTTCTCTGCTTCAAATCCCCAAGAGTTTACTGGAGTGAAATGCTGTGTAGGTACAGTTTTAGCCTTATCAATAGCAACTCCCCACTTGCCATCTATCTGTGTAACTGAGCCTCTACCTGCAGAAACAATAGTTGTCAATGTATCAAATACACTAGCTTGGAAATCTCGTACCATATTGAACTCAAAACTGTTAGTATCACAGTGAGACCAGAATTCTTCTACACTATCTAAGTCAATTCTGCTTTCAGCTACAGCACTATCATTACCTACTCCTTCTAGAACATGTCTAAACAGGGAAGCAGGATTACTGGTTAATGCATCAGCCCAAGATGACCCTCCAAATTCTGGAGCGTAAGATTGTGTAGTGGCACTAAGATTACTTATGACTCCATTCAACTGATCTGTCGCTCTAATAGAAATAGCTGTAGTAGCTAGAGGGTGTGAAAAGTTTATTGGGTCTTCGTTAGTTATTGATCTCAAAGTTGTCCAAGTAGCTACATCAAATACTTTATCATCTGTTAGTAAATCTACAGATGTTCTTCTTACTCTTACATCATATTTTCCTCTAGTACCCGTAGACCATCTAAAACCATGCCTCACAGCTTGGAGTTTGTTATTAGTCAAAGTTATGTTAGAACCTGATATAGCTGAACTAGAAACTGTTTTGGCTGTGTAGGTTGGAGCACTCCATGAGTTAGCTCCTGAAACGCTATACTCTATCGCATGTGTTACAGTAATAGGTATTTTTGCTCCTTCTCCAGTGTATTGAGCTAAACCAGAAGCCCATACTAAATCCACACTGATCTCATCACAATTATCTTGAGTGGTTCTCGTAGTCCAACTATCTGTAGCTGTCAAAGTGATTGTGAAATCATCTTGTGACACTGTATCTGGGTAGATTGTATGAGCACTATCTCCTGACACTCCTTCATTTGTTTCTATTGTCACATCATCAAATTCTGTTATAAGTGTATGACCTATTTTGATATTTGATATATCTAATCTGCCGTATCCCCATATCACCATCATCTTGAGGTATTGGTCATTTCCTACTATCTCTGTATATGTTTGAGCACCTAAAGGAGGCACATTTTTATGCTTTCCTAACACCATTGGTATTGGTGCGAAAGGTCTTAAAGTATTACTCGCTCCCTCTATAAATAATGTAGGACTTTCTCTGAAAGAGTCTGTACTAGAAAGTGATCCCAGACTAGGAGAAGAAACACTAGGAGGAGGAGATAAGGCATTTATAGCCAACATACCTACTCCAGAAACAGCAGCGAATATTAAAGATGAAGATATATAAGTACCTGACCAACCGAATGCACCTACAAGTGAAAGAGAACTACCACCACTAGGAGCAGCCAATGCTGCTGCAACAACAAACACAGCTACTTGTGCTATAACTTTGATGGGGCTTTTACTACTGCTTCCACCGCCTCCTCCACCTCCACCGCCCATAGGTATGGTTCTAATAACTACAACACTGTTCTTTTCTGGGACTATATCCCAATCGTTTATGTATTCATCATTTATACATACATGTGCACATCTTCTCAAGAAAGGATCAGGTTGCACCATTTCAGTTATTTCTGAAATAGACATTCCCTCATTCACTATCTTGTCTATACCTGCTGCTTTAAAGGGATGCGGTACTGCTATGATTCTTAGTTTATTTTCTGCTTCTTCTGGAAGCATTAAATTATTCTCCGACATAACGATAAATTCCCTCTATTCTTCTAAAATTTTTAATTCTTTCATAAGTTGTACCTGTACCATGCTCTGTATGAAGCATCATTTTATCTGTTACTGCAAGTCCTACATGGCATGTCCTACCTGCTGCGTAATACATAATGCCATCTAAAGGTTGAATGTCATCTACTTCTTTCCAATACTTTTCTATTCCTTCTGCAAATAATCTTTGCAGTAAGATTCTGTCTTTCACACTGTACGCTATTTTATCATACTTAATCAATTCCACATTCTTTACTTCTTTGTATCCTTGATACAAAAGTCCATAACAGTCCCACCCACTCCAATCTCTTCCATGTGGTTTGAATGACACACTCACAGCTTTTTTTGCAAATTCTTCTATGTTCATAGTTTAAAATATTGAAGGAAAAAATGCAGGTGACATCTGACCTGCAGGATAAGGTTCTGCTTCCATGTTCTCACCAACTAACTCTCCACTTAAAGTGGTGAAGTCCCAATGTACATTTCTTAATGTTAGAGGAGCAAATGTTATTTCTAACGTGTCTGGTGCTGCTGCTCTTATTACAGAAATAGTTATTGTTGGAGGTGTAGTTATATTTCTAATATGTGTAGAAATTTCTCTAGAAACATTATCAATAGTCACAGTAGACCTCGGTGGAGCATTCTCCTTGCTATCAGGTAAAGTTATAGTAAATGGCATTGCTGTAAAGACAACACTATTGCTAGTAATATTCTCATTGTTATTAACCAGATTTATATCAGATATGTCAGCGTGAGATACAGTTAACAATATTAAGAATACATCTGATGTCTCTCTTAAAAATGCTTGTTGTTTTGTAGTGTCTGTAATAGCCATTTTATGGTAGTATCTCCAATTCTAATTTAGACTCCCATATTCTTGTAGCCGTAGTAGAGCCATCACAATTAGCCAACAGACTCCATGATGGAGGTGTTTTAAACCTACATGTGATAGCTGAGTCATCCACTGGATCAGTCCATGTAAATGTAGCCGAACCTTCTGCTGTAGTAGTGATGTAGAAAGTGTCAAAGGTAGCTCTCTGTGTCCCATTAAGTATCATCTTAATACTCAGGTTCCTTACTGCAGCCGTAAACTTTTTACGCACCTTTGGTGCTCCCTGATCCATAGATGACCTCGCTAATGCGTTCTGTCTAGAATCAGTTATGTCCATGAATCCTTGTTGTGGTAGTGATACAGGCCACGCTGCCATATGTTATCTCCCTGTTAGTTTAGTATTCATTCCTGCGAATGTATTTGTTAATTTACTGAAAGTCTTCGTTCCCGGTCTTATGTTCTGTGCAGTCATTTCATCAAGAATTACGTTAACACTCTTTCCACCTGCCCCATCATCTTTCTCTTCTGTCTTAGTTCCTTCTGGTGCTCCTATAACATTCACTGTCACGTTAGAACCACCTTGGAAATCTTTGAACCTATCGAGTGGTATTAATGCTTCTGCTCCTGCCTCACCAAAAGTTCCGAATGTAGGTTTCGTAGCTACACCGCCCTCTGCTGCTTGTATGCCTAGCCCTGCATTATTTAGTTTGAAATTTGAAGGCAGACTATTTGGTACTGATGGAAGACCTGCATCGGGAGAACTATTGCCAAATTTAGAAAAGATATCACCTATTAATCCTCCTCCTGAACCACCTCCTGCTGCACCAAACAAACCTCCCAAAATAGGCTGTACAAACTGTGTTTTAATAGCCATTTGTATGATCATTCTAGAGAATGATTCTAAGATATTTCCAAAGGTGACTTCTGCACCCATAACCATATCAGTCATAGTGTCAGTGAAATCATCGCCAAAATTCTTAGCTGCTGATGCCATAGTTTGAAAAGTCTGATCGTTCTTTAATCGGATTTGCTGCAAGCCCTTTGTTCTGAACTCATCAAAATCTTTTTGGCTGATCAGTTTCTTACGAACCAATATTTCAAACTCTTGTGCCTCTCTCTGAAACTGCACAATTGCAAAATCTGTAGAACTTTTTGTAACCTTATCATAGTCAGATTTAAATCTTTTTATTTCTGCACCAAAAGATACTAGGTCAGATTTTAAGTTCTCTGCTGCAGAGGAACCTGTGCCACCTTTAGGAATATCTTCTCTGCTAAGACCACCTCTGAGATCATTCATATTACCGCCAGAAGATATGAAAATCTCACTTTGTTTCTCTAATTCTCTCATACCCTCTCTGATTTTTTTTGCTTTCTCCATTTCCTTGATGAAAGCATCCAAGCCAGCAATAGCTATTCTGAACCCAGGGAGGAATAATACGTTGAGCACACCTGAATTTTTTAATGATATAAAGATCTTAGCAAATAGGGTTAAGGATGAAAGCAACTCTCCACCAAATGCCAGTTTCAAGTCATTCATATGCTCAACAAAAACTTTCATCTGTTCATTGAAGAGTTTTTGAGCCTCCATAGTTACTCTGTCAGTAATTCCTGCTTTACCCGCAATTTCAGCAGCATCTTCTTGTGCTTTAGCTTTTTGGTTCAGAATAGCTGTTGCTGCCCTCAATGCACGAACATTTTTGAAAATGATACTTAATTCTTCTGCACTGGCATCCTTAAATTTTAAAATGGATTCTATAAGCTTACCATTTTTTATAGCTGTTGAATTTAAGGTAACACCGAATTTTTCAAAGGCTAATCTTTGTGAGTCTATTGACTGTGTCTGTGTAAATGTTTTTATCAATGCAGCAAATTGCACAGCAGTCTTAGGAGCACTTTTCGCTACCCTGCTAATCATTGCGAAACCTTGTCCCAAGTCTTGCAATGAAACACCTGCTGATTTGGCCACACCAATTACCGTGCCAATGTTTTTCGCTAAATCCTCTAAAGTCAATCTACCACGTTTTTGTGTGGCGAATAGGAAATCAGTTGCCTCTGTAGCATCCTTTAACTCATTCCTGTAAAGTTGGAAAGTTGAGATGGTGGCAGATGTTGCAGTAGTTACGTCAGTAAAACCTCCGACTGCTAATTTAGCAGAAGCTCTTAAAACATCCATAGCTTCTGATGCAGGAATTGTGGCATCAATGATATCTTTCAAACCAGTAGCTAAATCTATTTTTGATCTCCCGAACTCCTTAGATAAATCTATGACACCACTTCTGAATTCCCCAAATACTAAATTTGAGTTCTCCATAAGTGAATTGATTTTTCCTAGTGACTCTTCAAAATTACCTGCTTCTTTTACAGCAGAACCAAATATTTTTCCTACTAAAAGAGCACTTACCGCACCAAAGGCAATTACTGCAGACCTAGCCGAAAGAATAGACTGCTTCATAGTTTTGAAACCAGACGTACTCTTTTTGGTAAATCCCTGCACCTGTCCTTGAGCCTTTTTAACTGCTTTTTCAAGTTTAAAAGTTTGCCCATCAATTACAACTGTTAATGTTCCTATATTAGCCATATGTTATTCTTCCTTTTTTATCATTGACCTCATCATGCCAACATGGTCTTCGGATGTTTGTTTCATTCTACTTCTCTTGCCCTCATATAATTCAGGCATAAAATCAAATGGTGTAAACTGTTCTTTTCCTTCTTTTAATTTCAAGTTGATCAGTAAGCTACAATACCTACCAATTCTACTCCACTCAGCTTCCTCACCAAATGGTTCTACTGCGTAGTAAATTTCCCAATCACTAAGTTGTTTCGAAGTCAGACCCTCCATTAAATAATCTGGATGTGGGAATCCTAAAGCCAAACAAAGTCTGAATTTAATAAGGTTGCTTGGCTTCTTTAGTTTTTTACTAGCTCTTCAACTTCTTCTTTTTTAAGTCCTGCAAGTCTTTGTCCTGCTTCGAATAATTTATCCATTGCAGAAGCTGATTTCTTTCCTAGATCAATCAAATCCATTTTATTAAACATAAGCTTTCCTTTTTCGTCAACTACTGTAGCTGCTACGAATTTAGCTCTTATGTTTTCAAGGTCTGCTTGATCACCACTTATCAACTGCTTCTCAAATTCATCTCTCTCTTTAGCTGTGATAGTTCTTACCTGTACGTCACCACCCCACTCTTCAACGTGGACTGTTTCAGTCTTTAAATCTTGTGCTTGCATTATTTGTTCTTTTGTTAAAAATCCCATTTTAAAACTCCTATGGTTAAGGTCAAAAAATTATTATGATGTTTCTGTAATCTGTCCGTCAATCTTAATTGTTACACTCATTGTGATTTTATCATCCAATGGTATACTCTTACTGATAGATGTCACCCATCCAGAGAAAGCAAACTCTGTGTTCCCTGTATCAGGCATCACTATTACATAAGCTTGAGCAGTTGTGTTGTTTTCAAAGTCAGTGTTAAGCGAATCAAATCCTGCTCTTGTGTAGTTCATATCTATAACTACTTCTCCACCATCCCTGAAACCACCAATAAACTCTCTGTAACCACCTGTTGAATCTAGAGTCGTTACGTCAATCGTGTCTCTTGTTCTATTCGGCCCTGATATAGAATTAACTTCTGCCAAAGCTACAGCGTTTCTTTTGAACACTGTTCCTACACCACTAATTGCACCACTTGCCATTTTGTTTTCCTCCTAAATTTTAAGCTGTTCTTATAATTCTAAACACATAAAAGATCACCTTTATGTTCCTTTTCCAATCTTCTCTTTTTCCAAAAATCACTAATTTTCATCATACTATGCTGTCCTCATTAACCTGAAGTTCATTGTCCACATCGGTCTGTTATTCTTATCAAATCCTAAAAACAATATATCCGATGTAGCTATGATGTGTACATACCTAGTAGAATTAACTGTAGTATTCTTTACTCCATGTAGAACATCGAATACAGTTTCTGCTAAAGTATATCCTGCTTGATAACCGAAGTCATCTCCTCTTACTCTTACTTGAATTGTTGGTTCTTTCAAGCTTCTGTTTGGGTCAGGCTCTCCACCACCTGTATCAAAAACAGTTACTACCTTGTCTGCTATGCCTCCACCATCAGGTTCTTGTCCTACAAATAGATCAGTTCCAAATGTAAGTCCTGTAGCTGCAGATGATGCTTCTAATAAATCTTTTATGTCTTGGCTAGGACTATTCATCTCTTCACACTCTCCTTCAATATCTTTAGTATTTCTCTTCTCGATTGTGCTACAGCAGTCTCTAAGAACTTTGGCTGCCCTATAACATGCACTTCATCCAAAGCTTCATGTTCTTTTAAAGCATAAAAAGCTGAATGTCCTACTACTGCAAATGGATTAGGTCTTCTGTTAGCTGTATGTTCTGCTACCACACTACCATGTTCTGAGGCAACTCTTTTTCCTTCTGGTTCTGAGGTGTTAAAGTTATTTGTAGATATAGATTGTGGAGCTATCTTATCACCTCCAAACACAACAAAGGCACTTTCCATTAAGTTACCTTTATCCATTGGTGTTAATGCTTTTGATCTGTCCATAACCAATCTACCTACTCTAAGCATTCCTACTCTAGATAGTTTCCCCTCTATCTTTTTTATAGCTCTTTTAAGATTGTTTATAACTAATTTTCCACCTATTACTTTTATTCCCATGTTTACCTCGTAGAAGTTGCCTCTGTCATAAAAGCTATCCTTTGAAACTTGTCTGCTCTTAATGACGGTATTTTAGTTCTTGCTTTCACTTCCAGAGCATTTGTCACATTCTTAGGATTGGTCTCATCTATGGCAGAAGCTATGTCAGTTAATGATCCTAAAAATAACCAATCATTAGGTTCTACATCCTGTCCTACATATGCAACGTGACTACTTTCTAATCTCTGACCTGTAGTAGTGGTGTACATCTTTTGCTTAATTTCCCACCTAGCAGATATCTCAACTGGTGCAGTAAACGTAGCACCGCCATAACCATCTCTAGCTGAGAAAGCCCAATAGACTAATGTTTGATTGTGTCCTCTTGTTATATGTGATGTCATTACGCATCCTCTGCTCTGCTAATTGCTAGAATTGGTTTGAATCTTCCTATTCTCTTTCCTAAATTTGATAATGTTCCTGATGTATCAAGTGCTAATGCTGTCTGTCCATATAGAGTAGAGTTTAAAAGTTTCTCATTTGAAGCACCAAAGAATGTAGATTTGGTTTCTCCTACTTCTTGTACTTTCTCTTGAGGCTCTAAACTACATTTGAAAAAATGTGCTGCTAACCATCTCTCTATTTCTTTCAGTAAAGATGTACTCGTTATTTTAGCAGGAGTTGACAACGTAGTTGTTACCAGTATATTCGCTGCTGTAATAAACGGTGTGAAACTAGAAACACTTGTATCTAATATCGCTGCTACTTCTGCATCTGTCACACGTGCCATGTTATCCTATCCTTCCTTCGTCAAATGCTTTCGCTATAAGTTTGTCATTGACGATAGTTTTTTGTCTTTTCATAGAATCAGAAATCCTTTTTTTATGTTCCTCCGAAAGTTTTCGGCCTTTTTTAGCTAAAGACATCTTTTTCTTAGATTCATCAGACATTTTCTTTCCTTTATGTGCAGAAGACATTTTTTGTTTTGTCTCTTCTGTATGGACAAAATCTTTTTTACTTAAGACCCTCTTTTCAACATGCTCAACAGTTTGCTTTTTCCCTTTAAAGAATAAAGATAAGATTCCCTTGGTTTCCTCAGTATGTTGTTTGTTGAAGAAAGGATTTTTATTGCCAAATCTATTTTTTACTTTATCTGATATCTTTTGTCTAGTCTCATCTGTATGCTTTATGCCTAACCTAGAACCTGCTGTTTTGCATAAATTAAAAAGAGGAGAATCTTTTTCATAATGATCAAGAAATCTTTGCTCTTGAAAAATTAATTCTGATGGCTCATAATAACAAAGTATCTTAAATTTAAAATTCTCTTTTCCGTATTTATTATAAGCATTTTGAAGATATTTGTTAGCATGTTTATTTCTTTTTAATTCCGAATAATGTTTATTTTTTCGTCTTTTTAAATCTACAGCACTCCCTATATACTTCTTACCATTAGAATTACATACAATTTCATAAATACCACTATTCATGACAAACTCCTACAATGCGATTGTTTACAACTATCTTACCCTCGTTCCACAGATTTGGAGAAACAAATTCTTTTACTTCATCTTCTTTCCATTCCAAGCCTAGCCATTCAACAACTGATTTAGCTTCACTGAACTGTCCATCAATCATCTCTTGAGGCCAAACTTCGATAAGGTCTAAATCAGCATGCAGCATCTCATTAAATCTATTTATGTGTTGGTGAATCCAACCCTGCCATCCTTGTTCTGTATCGAAAGCTCTCATGAAGCCTGTTCTCATACAGGAGTTTACTATCTCTTTACTTCTTCTTCTTACTATAATCCATTTAGCATCTGGGAAAGCTGCATTCCATAAAGGCCACATCAAACACATCTTTGCACCCTTGTAGAACCAAGTGTCATCTTCTCCCACACCCTGATATCTGAGAGTGTCTTCTACTTTCTTTCTCCACTCTTCACCATCTAAATCCTTGAATAACTTTACATCTGGTAAAGGATGCTGTGCCATAGGATCAACTCCTAGAGTTTGTAGAAGAGGTTTAACTAAATCGTTTCTAATTTCAGCATTCTCAAACATGCCTTTCTTATTGTATATTGTTGCAGGACTTGTCTGACCGCCTTTTGCCCCACATATATTCATGACTCCTGCAGTCATTGATGTACCACTTCGTGCACAGCCAGTTATCAAGATTGGTGATTTCATATTAAGACTCCTTTGATTAAGGTTTCTTTCTTCATGTTATTGTCCTTATGTTATCTTTTCTGTAAAAGTAAAAATCTTCTTTGTTCTCTTTGAAGTTCTTAACAGGCTTTGTATATCTGTAATCTGTTGCCTTATCAAAAGCTTTATTAATACCTCCGCAAATGTTTTGCAAGTCACACTCTTTACAAGAACCATTTTTACATTCTACATTGTTACTTGTACGCTTTCCCCAATTATCAAAAGCTCCTACAGTTTTTGGTTCTATGTTGTAATCCCATTCATATGGATCAAAGACTACATGACGATCATTACAAATACATCTTCTATATTCTTCTGCTACTCTACACATAGGGTAGTACCTAACATTAACTCCTACTCCATTATCTTCTAAATGCTTGATAGCTTTGTTAAGCAATGGTTCTACCACATCTAAGTCTGCTGCTACTTTTCCTGTTTCTATGGACTTGTCTTGCCATTCATGGTGAGGATTCATATTAATGAAATTCACTATTCTAGGTTTATGATGAACAAGTTCTTTAGCTATAGCAAAAATCTCTTCTTGATTATAATGATTTATAACACAATTAAATCTAATCGGTATCCCTGCTGTACGCAAACTGAATAAGAAATCTAATTGTTTTAAATAAGCATCCTTATAATTAGTTATGAAATTATGTGTCTCTTCTAAACCATGTCTAGATACTAAGAACTCATCTACTCCAGAACTTACTAAATCACGAACTGTTTTCTTATTAACTATTCCATTTGTTATGATACAGGTTTTAACATCTTTAGAAAGAGCGTAGGCAACCACCTCACAAATGTACTTGTACATTGTAGGTTCTCCCCCTGTAACATCCATATAATTATTACCCCTAGCAATTCCATCATTAATCACTCCCTTTGCTTTGTCAAGACTCCAATCATACTCTTTCCATTTTTCATAAGTATGTAAGTAATAACAAAATTTACATTTAATATTACAACTTCTAGATGAATCTAACACAAATCGTTTAGTCGGTTCCATTGCTTAACTCCTCCAATAAATGAGGATGTAGTTGGAACACCTCTGGTAAATCCTCTAAGGTTATCTCTTTTATACCTGCCCAATGCTTCTGGAAATGTGTTGCAGGATGAAAACCTCTTTCCCATTGTCCTTCTAAAGGTTCTGGAATTTTCTTCCACACATTCTCAGTCCAATCATCTAAGTCAACTATTTTGTTTCCTTCATAGCCATTTGAATTTCTTATCTTTTCTAATACAGTATTGAAATCTCTTCGCACATAAACAAAGTGATGAAACCACACAGGCTTTCTAGGAATAATGTCAGTTACCATTTTCTGCATGAAATTCTCTTGACAACATCTATGATTCTTCCCTAAGTCTTTTCTACGAGCACTTACAAAGATTGTCGGAGCCATTACTTCTTCTGGTTCCACTCTGTAGAATGGACTCTTTATGTAAGTATAAAGTCTAGCTCTATAAACATAGTCATGATTCTCATTTCTCTTTAGGTACTGAATAGCCTGTGTTAGATTGTAATCATCCCAAACTTCATCAGTGTCGATTAACATTACCCAATCAGCATTGAAGTTATCTTGTATGAATCTGTAACCTTCCATACACTGATGGAACTGATCTCCTGTATTGCAATCAATAGAATAAATCTTGTCATCAACATCTAACCATTTCAGAGAATTGATCACTGATTTACAAGTGTTACCATACTTATCTACATTTCCTCTTAGACCATGATCCCAAGCCTTCTCAGAGTTAACAAACACAATGTAATCAACATGATTATAGATACTCCTAACCATAGCTTCTATGAATTCATCTCCTCTGAATGTTTTGCAAAGGGCTGCTATTTTTGGTGTCTTACTGATGTGTTTTCCTTTCCTTCATGGAATCCACAACACTTAGGATTCGTACATGGATAATCTGTTATATCTCTATTCTCGATTCTCTTTATTAATTCTCTTCTCTTTTCACCGTTAAAGATATCTAATATGTGTTCATCCATTATGTTTCCACATGTCATCTCATCTTGGTGATCAGCATAACAATTAGAACTCCAAACAGCTTTTCCATTTCTTCTTACCCATAAAGTATGATTTTTTTCTACTGTTATATCATAAACAAAACCATCATAATGAACTTGTTTGATACCATTATCAATAAGAGAATTGATCTTTATACTGTTCCGTTCCTCTTTAAAGATAGTAACAATCCATTGAGGCAAGTTCATTTTAGTCTTATCAAAAGGATTTTGCCTTGGCTCCTGAAGAACTATATTCGCACCATAGCCACATTTATAAGCTATCTCTTGGACATCATCAGCCAATTGTTTCGAAACTGTATAATAACGATGACCAGTTTTATAACTTGTACCATCCCCTTTAATCAATGTGCCTAACAAAGCTTCTAAATGTCGTTTTGGTAATTGTTTAATATCGTTAGGTATGAATTTATCAAAAGATTTACCAAATTGATCAACATAATCATAAAACTTTTTATCATTGAACTTCCATGAACTCCCATCTTTGATAGGATGGAAACCACATTTTTTTATGAGTACACCAATTTCTTCATAAAAAGCAGGTTTTTTTTCTGGTGATTGGCTAATCCCCACAGACCATCTATCACGGACATTTCCATTAATAGAACCATCTTTTCTTACTCTTTTATCTACAGATTTGTTATTATAATGATACCCTTCTGATAGATACCAGCCTAAAAGTGCCAAGAAATCTATGCTGTATTTCTTTGTAAGTTCTTCATCACCATCCCAATCAAAGAATCTCGGTATAAAGTAGTTTCCTTTTTTGAAATTCTGTATCTCTTTCCATACATAACCATCTTTTAATTCTTTAGGTTTATTTGCAAAGTTACTCTCATATGAAGCCTTTGGCTCAAGAGGGAATTTATGTTCAGGAGTAACTTGCAGGTCAATATTTCTGTTTTTTATCTCATACAAATCTCCTTCAAATTCATATCTTTGTGTATCAGTTATTTTTGACCATTCAGTTTCTTTATTAGCTTTTCTAGTTAATATAGTCTCTTTCCCTGTTAAATCCTTAAAAAACTTCCAACCTTCATCGGTAAAAACTTCCGTATCTTCAACGTAACAACAAACCTGTACGTCACCGTTAGGACATATCCAAGTAACAGTTTTTATTATATCTAGTTTAGGACAAGCTGTTTCTGTATCCTTTGGAGCTTTTAATCTTTCTCCCCATAGACAATGACTGATACTTGTGATTGATAAAGGTGAACTATTGTCTTTCTGGAAATAGTTTATTATCTCACCTTCTTCACATTTCAGTTTGCTTAGTTCCTCATCTGTATAGATATCTCTAGCAGGTCTCATACCTAGAACCCTTTGACACTTTGCATAATATTTTCTTATATCATTATAAAGTATGACAACTGGTATCTTTTTATTTATAGATAAGAAGTATTTAAGGTTATCAAATACGTTATCCATATTAAGATTACTGTTCTTTTCAAAAACTGTCCTGTCAAGACTTTCTAGTCTTACATGAATCCTATCGAACAAATCTTCTTCTACTATTCTATCTGCTTTTTCTTTATCTAACATAGAGAAGTTATTATAAGTCCACCTTACCTTATCTGGGAAAGTGTCCTTTAACTTCTTAATGTAGTCTAGGTAATTTGGATTTAAAAATGTCTCTCCATTACCACTTGTTTGTATCATTGTAAAATCTACATCTTTTAATTGTTCTAATAATGTATTGAATACATCCCACTTCATGAAGAAGCTGTTACCACATCCATGAGGTCTGGAACATATAATGCATTCTGCACCACATATATTCGACATATTTATTTCTATTTCATAAATCGTTTTATTCATTTAGGCTGTGTCCAATCTCGCTGATTTGTCACTGTTGTATCGTCAGGGTATAAACTTAAGTATAATTTCTTATTGTGTTCAAAGTACTTACCACCTTGATTCTTTTGAATATTGTTATGAATCAACTCACAATCATTATTAATCATTATTCTTTTATTGTTAAAGTGAATGTTAATTCTGTTCATGTAATCAGTATCTTCATAACCACTTCCTATAAAACCTTCATTGTATCTGAGACTGTTTCTTCTTACCGCCAAACATGCTGTCGGGATTCTGTAATGTCCTTTATAAGTGCTAGGCAGTACATCGTGTGTTCCTGAATGCTGTACTTTGTTGTCTCCCATCATGTGACCCCTAGTACCGTCTGGATTCATTAACCTAGCAGACACAATAAGTATCATTTGGTTATGCATCATAGGTCTGATTAAATCCTCAACCCATCCCTCATAGAACCCTTCCATATCGTCATCCATCATTATATAGATGTCAGACTTAACTTCATTCAATCCTTTATTCCTGTTAGCACTTGCAGAGTCATCAAGTCCTGTGAAAATTAAATTATGCTCTTTAGAAATATTTTCTTCTATCTCTGATGTGTCAAAATCTTTGTTGTTCGTTACTAATATTATATCCATTTAATGCTGATATCCTTCTGATAATCCCTCACCTATGTGCTCAATATAAATTTTATCTACTGGATTAGCTCTTTTAAATCCTAATTCCAAATACCTTAAAGCATGTGCTCTATCCCACCTTCTAGATATGTTTGAGTGACCCTCATCTAATTCCCCAATTATTTCTAATGTTGGTATGTGATGGAGACCGGGATTCCAACTATATCCAAACCAATTAGTATCACAATCTAGTATACATGGTGAACGATGTTTTACTAATGGAGGCTCCATTACAGGATCATACTTATGAAGGTTGTACATTAAATTTCCTTCTCTTCCATACAGGACATTTCCCCTTTTATTTCTCAGTATTACATTTTTAATCCTCCTATCATCATTGGCTATATCAAATAAATTACCTATGAAAAACGGCACTAAAAACATCCAATCATCTTCACAATGAAAAAACCATTCAGTCTCCACCATGTCTATGATCTTATTCAGACTTACAGGTTGCCCTCTGCGATCTGCAGTATTCTGCACAATCTCAAATACTGGATAAAGTTCCTTGATTTCATCGAGTTCTTCTTGAGGACTTCCATCGTCTACAAGTATCCATCTAGTTATCAAATCTTTGTCCATGCACTTCTTCATAAAACTTTTCATTGTTTTTTTAAACATTTCAAGTCTTTTATAAGTAGTTATAGTGAATGTAACTTCAGGATACATATTTTTGAACTTTCTCCTCTAATACTTTTTTACTGTTCTGGAATCTAATTGAATTCTCATCCTTATCTTTGTAGTTCTCTGGTTTCCTAGATTCATGCCACAGGTGAAACCACATATCATATAATTCTTTTCTCTTTATTAAAATTTCTTTTTCTAACAGTTTGCTCTTGAATGAAATATCTGAATCCTCTCCACCCCATCCAGTGTACGACTCATCATAAAACTTCTCACCAAAACAATCTTTGAATATTTCTAATGTTTGCTTGGTAATAGTTATTTGTGAACAACCTTTGAAACTTGCTCCTTCTCCCCTGAAACACTTCTGCATATTCTCAACTATATACTCGGACTGTTCTTTAGGTAGTTTCTGCCCATAAGAAACAATGTAATCGTATCCTGCATGAAAAGCTATTTCTATTGTGCTGAAAAATTGATAACTGTAAATCATATCGATATCAAATACACAGAGCACATCAAAATCTTGCCTCATATCAGCTATTGCTATATTTAATAATTTAGCTTTATTAAATTCCTCATCTGTACCTCCTACTAAGAGATACTTAATGTCATGATCTTCTTTATAATGCTCTATCAGTATTTCTATATAACGTATAAAAGTTTTCTCATGATCATCTCTATTCTGATTAACTGCAATAACATTTATTTTAATGCGTACTCTCCTTGTAGCCAATTAACATCTCTAGGTCTAGGGTGTCCGTGAAAAACAACTGCATCAATTAACGGATGCACACCATCTTGGCAATTATGTTTGTATGAAGCCACATTTACATAATCATTTACAGATAATATTTCATTTGTCTTTAAGACTGTATCTGTAATGTACTCCTGATCCCATTTATCATATTTTTCAATTGTTTCTTTATTAATACCAGTTAACAGATGGCTAAAGTCTCCATTCCATCCCATTATAGAAGAATTGAATCTACGATCTTTATGGAATCCTTCCATCATATAAAAATGAGATTTCCCATTAGACCTAAAAGGTGAAAAGGTTACAGCTTTGAAAAAATCTGTTAATTCATATTTAAGTATTATATCTAAATCAAAATATATTACTTGTCCCTTCATTTTGAATACTTCTAATTTCGACCAGTAAGATTCTAGATCAGTTGTTAACGATTGTATATTGATTCCATACAAAGAAAATCTATCTATCTTGTCAGTAAAAACTGTAAATTTAAAATCAAAATTTACTATCCTATCTTTCAGATTCTCATGGAGCTTATCAACGTAGTCCCAATCAAAATCTCCTCCTGATTTCAAGCAGCATACTATTTGCAGCAAAGTTTTATAGCCTCCTCTAGTTCCATTTTTTCAAAACATTCTATCTTGCTCTCTAACGATGTGTTAATTATCCTGACTCTGAGTGAATCAGCATCTAATTTTATTTCTGCAAATGCTTGTAGCATTCGTTCATAAGGTGTGGTCGCTATCTGATTAGGTATCACATGTGCATTGTGCCAATTATCTGCACCATCTGCTTTTGCGAACATATCAAACCCAATCAAGACTATGTTTTTAGCACCTAAGTGTACAGCTAAATTAATAGCTGCAGCACCAGATGATTTATTCCATTTAATGATCTTGGGGTCTTTGTGAATCCCAAAACCATTTTCTCTATCCACAGTCTTTATCCAAGCGATTTTATTTTGTGGGTGACAACAAACTACTAAACCTGCAAAGTGAACAATTTTATCTTCATTCCAATCTAACCATCTAGTATCACCGTAGAAACAGATGTCAACCCAATCTCCTAATTCGAAAGCGTTGTTGACACCTATAACACGTTGATTATGAATACAAGCTAGATCATCAGAAATAGATTTCTTGATAACATCTTTTGTATCTTCATTCCATTGCAAACCAGTTTTGTTGAGACTTTCACCACCACCTATGATAAACACAGTAGAATTCGGCCACAACTTCTGAACAGTCCAACGATCAGCCATTAGCCCTCTGTGCTTTAATAAGCTTTTTGGCTTCTTCATGTGACAAGCATTCATCGTTGAGCTTATCACCTGTTTTTTCGCTGATCACATCGTACTGCTTATCCGCAACTTTCCTTATTACAAAACCATATACAGGTTCTTGTTTTACTTCTTGTTCTTGTATTAGAATAAACTTATCTCTAGCACTACCGAGTTCGCATTCTTCACATACAAGTAAATCACCACCTTTAAGTAATCTGTCATTAAGAACGGAGTCTTTCCCACCTCTCACAACAGCTTTCTTCCAGTAGTGTTTCTTTCCTTCTTTAACTTGAAACTTTGGCATTTTATTGTCCTTTTATTTATGGTTAAAATAAAGTATTAAAAAACAGATTGGTTACTGTGAGCAACTATGTCTTGACACGTTTGTTACTGTTCTGTTCTTCCCATGTTGCCCACCTACAATTTTCAGGTTCATAATTGCCATCATTATTTTCCCTGTCTAATGTTAATCCTTCCTTGTAGGTGGTTAATAAATCATCTTCAAAGGCTTGATAATCATTTTTCCATCTGCTGCAAACTTTGATACCTCTACCGCCATAGTTAGGATATGATCGGTGGTTTTTTCTGTAACACCTTTCCTTCATACCTCTCCAAGTACCGTAGAGTGGTCTTGTCTGGAGAAAAACATCTTTACTTGTCTTCTTTTTCTCAGGATTTCCAACATCCCATTTATTTTTCGTGTATGCTCTTGATAGTTTAGAGCATTCCTTAGAACAAGTCTTATGGAAACTGTTTTTAGCCTCAAACTCTGTACCACATACTGAGCAATTTCTTATGCCCAAATGTAAACTGCCAGTACGGGTAAGTCTCTCATAATGTTTTTGACACAATCCTTTAGCAAGGAATTTATTATCACAACCTTCTACTTTACAAACTTTCATTCTTATCTCCTATAGATAATTCCTAAAGAAAATATTTAAGAGCAATCAGTTAGGATACTGACTTTCAGAGATATCATCCTAGCTCTTAAATTTTACTCAGTCTTAACTGATGTGAACGATACCGCTTCTGTTAGCCTGAGTAGACCTAATCTGCGGAACCATGATTGTCATCACTTTAAAGTTCACTTGCATTCCACCTTCAGTTTCCCACTGTACTGTTGTAAGCGGAAGACCTTCAATCATTCTAACAACTGTGCTTTGCATAGAAACCATCACTATGTTATTCGCAGTCAAGAAATCAGAAACTTTAATACCTTGCAGTCCTTCAAGCTCAAGCAATCTACTTCTGATTGACCTTGGGTACTGAGTACTAAATTCGTCATCAAGAACTGACTCGTAAGCAGTTGGTATATAAAGCATAAACGGCCCGAAATGTCTATCATTAATCAGAGCCTGTTTCGCAGTAATAACATCTGTTAGAATCTCTTGTCCTGTTTTACCAGAAGCATCCCAGTTCTGTGAAAGCGTTTGAGTATTTCTATCAGGATGATCAGTGTATCCGTAAATGATACCTCCGTTTGATCCCATAGAGTATGTACTCAGACCGTTGAACAGAACACTTTCTGCTTTTTCAGCAACTTTTCTTGAAGCTTCTTCTGCCATTGAAAGGTCAAGTGGCTGACTAGCATTATGGTTTCTAGAAGCTTCGATTTCTCTAATACTGAAACCAAAATCTCTATGAATAATAGGCAAAGGTAGATAGTTCGTATCGAACTCTTGTCTATCTTTAGCACTTCTACTCACACCATCCATGTTAACTTCTGCATCATCAGTATCACTAGCATCCTGCCATTGTAGTACCGTACTTCCCAATCCACCACCAGTTCTAACAAGTCCTCTTTCGATAAGGTCATTAACTCCACCTAGTCTCCTGTGTGCTTCCTGTAGAACTACAGTGTCTATATCCTTCCATTCATCATATGTAAGGACAGCGTTTGTTCTTAAAGAAGATACATTCATGCCATTATGTAGAAGCTTTTCAGCAACTCCACCATAGCCTGTACCTGCGTTAATTACATCAATGTTTACATCCATCTTTTATCTCTCCCTAAATTAGATTATGATTGCGATTACTCTGCCTTTAGCAGTATTTGCAGAAGCTGACAAATCAACTGCAGCTTTTGCTACAGCAATAGGTTGTCCAGAAGCAAGTTTTATTAACTCACCATCTGTTGTTCCTGCTTCTAGTTCATCACCGATTACTACACTCTCTCCGTCTGAAAGCCATGCATATACTTCATCTCCGCTTCCGAAGATACCATACTGTACCTGTGCAGATACAGCATAGTCAGTTCCAATCTCATCACCAATTAGTGAGTTCTCTAATGCAAACATTCTAAGACAATTCACGGCTGCAGTTGCTTGTTTTGCAATTGTACCTGCTGTCAGAAATTCGCAAAGATGTCCCGGTGTGATAGCTGCTGCTGCAATCTTCTCACCTCTAACTGGATTTCCTTTAACTGTAATAGTTTTTGGAGCCATCTTTTGTTTTCCTCCTAAATTTAAAAATTATTATTTCTCTACTTTACTTCTTCTCTTGAATGAAACTTGATAGAGTCTGTACTGCAGGGATGCCTTTACCATTATCTTGTCTTTCACCTGCTTTAGGTACTTTGACAGTAGTGTCAGGGTCATTCCCTTCGTAAGAAACTGGCACGTTACCAAGAACAGCTAGTTCCTTTAGTTCTTTCAAGCTCTTTGCTTCCAGTGTTTCCTGAGAGAAAGGATTTCTAGAATTTGCAACTAATGCACTAACAGCTTTCGCTTTTTCTTCTTTGTACATTTGAGTTCCATTTTCTATAAACTCTCTATCCTCTGGAGCAGCGTTCTCAAGAAGTTCAGCATAAGTCATTTTAGTGTCTTCCACTTTTTTCTCCTCATTAACTGTAATTTCTTCTTTAACTTCCTTTACTTCTTCTTTGTTAGTTGTGACTGCTTCTTCTTTGCATTTACAGTCAACGAACTTAACTACGTTCTCGAACTTCTCTTCACTCATTGCAACGAGAGAATCCCTATCATCTTCATCATACGGAGTCTCGGCATTAGTAATAAGAGCTTCGACTAATTCTTTTCTTAGCATTACTGCCTCCTCAATTTTAGAATTTTTATTCACTTCAAGTGGAATAAATTCAACTTTTTCTCTTACTTCTTTCGGATCACCTTTGATCTTTAATTCGTCATTACTTGACTCCACCGAAAATTTCTGACTGAATAACTGAGTTCCATCTGCAGAAAGTTTCTCAAAAATAAAGTGGTCATCAAAAACCTCTCTTAAAAAATGCATCGTACCACTGGTGTCCATAGAATTAACTTGTTGAAGCAGAGCTTCTCTAAGTTTACTATGACTAAGTTCATTTACATAAAATCCTGCTTTCCTAAGTTCTTTTATATCTACTTTAATTTCTGTTTCACCCCCTTCTGGTTCAATTATTTTCTTTTCTTCTGTACCTGCTTGAACTAAATCAATAGCTCCTAATTTTACTCTGCAGGTATCGCATTCACCTTCATCTCTTATACCACATCCATCCATCATACTACAAGCACCTTCATCATTTGGTAACAATGCTAAATGATCTGGAACTATATCTAATACTGTTCCTGTAAATTTCTCACCATTCCAAGTACCTTCGATGTTATCTGTCTTACTGAAGAATCCTGTTGATACTTCGAGTTCCTCTCCTTGTTTTATTCTTACTAATGTTTCTGGTGATAACTGAGAAAGTTTCTCTGTGTTAATCCAACCTTCTCCTTTAAGCTTACCTCCTTCATAGAAAACATTTTCAAATGTTCCCACAGCCCACTGTTTCATGATAGTAGGATTTAAAGCTGAAACACTGTCTCCTCCTACTGTAGGATGGTTCAACGTAAGTGGTACACCATTCCAATCTCCTGCTGTACGTTGTATCTCACCTGATGAGTGAAGTACTGCTCCACCACTACCACTGTGCACACCTTCTACTAATGCAACTATAGGCACTACGATATGTGGGATACCATCTTTAATTTCTCTACGCATACTGAAATTCTCAACAGCAGCCACTAAACTATTAGAAATCATGTTCTCACTCCTCTTCCCTTCATATACTTGTGTACAAGCTACCCATCTATCTCTTTGCATAGGAAAATCCTTCATCATTTCAGGTTGCAGCATACATCTGTTAAAGAAAGTATCAAATGCCTCACCTGAATTAGGTGTGAGAGAATCAGTTGTGTCCGTACTTTCTTCCTCAGTAGATACTTCATCAGTGTCTATAACTATTGTAGCATCATCTGTTTCTACTGTAATGATAGTGTTTTCTATTTTATCCATCTTATTTTTCCTTGACTACTCTTTTATCAACTGATTTACCGACTAAGATAATACCAATAAGACCCATCACTCCTTCTAACACTCCTGCAGGAACTTCAATTCCATAGCCAACTACTATTGCAGTTACCAATGATGCAAGTCCTGTTAAAAAGGATTTTGACTTCCAAATACTTTTTCCCATTATTCAGCCACCTTTACTTTGTCAGTTGTCACATTTCCTACTTTTAAATCTGTCATAGTACATCCTACTACGCTCATTACTACAAAAACCAGTACTGCGACTAATATAACTATTTTCTTCATTTTAAATCCTTTCTAATTATGTCAATTCCTTCCAAGTAATTCCACCTTCTACCTTGGCATTTACTGCTGATAATGATTTTGCACAGAGAACAATAGTAGTGGGAGTCTTAGCTATGCTTGACCCTAATAATAAAGCATTTGTTATATCTCCAACACTTTCACCTGACGAGTTCTTACCAGAATCAGAGGAAACATACCCTGCATCTATTCTAACTCCATTAGTAATAGTATGGGCTGTTGCTCCTGTGAAAGTCTGTACTGCACTATTAGTCTCATCATTCCAAGTAGGAACTCCTGCAATTGTTGGGTCATACATCAATACCCACTCTATGTCATCACTTGCAGAAAATAATGCGACTGCTACTTTCAATATCTTAACTGTGTCATCTAAATGAGCACTTTTTAATCTTATACCTTTGATAGCATAGAGAGTACCAACTGAAGCACAAGTAACCTGAGTGCCATCTGTAGAAGCGTTTCTATCAACCCCTATCTCTTGTTGTCCTCCTTCACTGATAACAGTTCCACATATATGCTCCAAAGTAGAAGCTGCCCCTGTCCCATCATTCTCTATCTCATATCTAAGAGGAAGGTTTGGACTAGACATATATACACCAGACAACAGATTAGCATGGTGGAAGAAATGTACATAATAAGGAACACGATTAATAACAAAGCCCACTCCCACAGTACCAACTCCCAACCACTCAAAATCAATGAAACCTATTTGGGATTTATCAGTTGCATCTAAAGTTATCCCTGATGGATTCAATGAATTACTCACATGACCCAATCCATCTACATTCCAATTAGCCTGACTCACTACATTATCTACAACACTCCCTGTTGCCTTTGATCTTATACCTACTTGGATAGTTCCTTCATTATCCTTAAAGTAAATACCATTACTATCTTCAAAGTATCCCATGTAACGAGTGATACCTGTCCCTCCACCACTTAGTCCTAGAGTGCCTGTCAGGAATATTAATTGAGATTTTCCCGGTTGATAATTAAAACATCTAAATGTTTGCCTTACTCTCCTTCCTGCTGTATTGAGAGAGACTCCCATAGTTGTAGAAGCCTTGTTGACTGAATGAGTAGAAGTAGTTCCACTACCTCCTGCTATCTCTTGGTCATCCCATGATAAGGGAGAGCTGTCATGTAATTGCTTACTATCAAATATAGTAGTAGGTTGAGACATCCTCTGTCTTGCAAAGGCATCCACACTGAAAAAACCTGCAGCAGTACTTATGTATAAAGGTGCTGTTTGAGTACCTATCTGATCACCATTCTCATCAACAAGTACTGTTCCTTCTAATGGCTCACGATCATCACCTGCTAAAAATACTCTCTTGTTATGTTTCTGAGTACTTTCTCTTGATTTAGTTAGTGCCATTCATTTCCTCTTTTAATAGTTCTAATCGTGAAATTCTTTTTTCTAGTTTAGTACCGTCTCTTTTATAGAAGCGATTTTTGCCTGAACTACTGGCTGCCATCATACTGAATACGATAGCTGCTGTAACTCCCACACATGTAAAAATTATTCCTACATTTGCCCACAAACTTCTCTTCATCATGCCTGTGTTTTTCAGAGTAGTCTTTATTCTGTCCACTTCTATAACTAATCCTGCTTTACCATTGCCGTGAACTACTTCTTGTAATGCATCTTTGTCATCGCCACAATTCTCAATAAGTACTTTGTGAGTAGTTATCTCTGTGCTCATTCCATCAAGTTTATTATGAATCTTACCGAATTCTTTCTCTATTTTGTTGTATACCCTGTCTAAGTCATTTGACATTAAATTGCCTCCTCAAACAATTCAGGATGTTTTCCCACAAATAACTTCTTAGGGCAATCAGGATCAATGTCATGTGTCAGAAACATTCCTACTTCCAAGGCTAGAAAATTAACTGTGTTAACAAGATCATTGTAATCTTTCGTTTTCATACTAAAAGACTCTGAGAGTTCAGGGTCTCTTGTTTTTAAGAATTGAATCTTATGCCCCTTACTCATCATCACCCCCTGCTGCATCTTGTTTAGGATTGTTATCCTTGCCTGTAGGGTTATTCTTACTTGAAGGTTCGTTTAGCTTTGTTCTAGTTGCACCTTTAGTTTCATCAAGAACTTTCTTGATTAACTCTGCATCAAAGTCTAGGAACTCCCTCATGTAAATTTCAAATGGTAAGAAATCAAATGCATCTAGTGCATTGAAGTAAGTCGCTATAGCTTCTGAAAGGGTTTTCACTATTTCAGCTTTTTCCTTCTCAGAAGGTACAGCTATTGGTTTCCATTCAATACTATAAGACGCTTCCTTTAATATTCCAAATTTTTGAAGTCTTTGTATGAATGGATCAATTATGTTCGGGGATATAAAATTTATTCTTCTTTCTTCTAATCTCTTATTCCAAGCTGTTTCATCCTGAGAACTAGCTAATTCGCCTCTCTCACTACCTATCAGAATTCTCTTTGGAATACCTGTCGCACCTGAAATAAGTGATACATATATGTCTATGTGATTTGATGGATCAGCAACTTGCGGAGCTAGACTCTTTATGTCCATGCCTTGTAAGTTTACTGACCTTTGTAAATTATGAAAATACTTTTCTAGATCAGTTGCCATAGTTGCTTCTGTTAAAGAAGAATCTAGTACTGCATCTTTGTCAAGTATGAAAGCAAATCCCGGTAATGCTCCTCTCCAGAACATCTCAGCACTCCCACAGCTTACTAACTCTAAATTCTTTAACTGATTAAAAATAGCTTCTAGTCTTGGAGTACCATACACATCATCTTCAAGCAATCCTTCTGCTATGTGTATAATTCTAGACCAATGTACTAATCTAGTCTTTGTACTATTACTGTCTGTTGATACTGCAGTTGTTTGTATTTCATATAGTTCTGGTAATCCAAATCTCTCATCTGTAATATCACTTACAAATGTTTTGATTACTGCGTTTTCTTCTTTGTATGGTCTGAGATAAAGTAACTGTGTTGCCGTACCTACAGGTTGATCTAAAGAACGACCATCATCAAGTCCAAGTAAAAGTCCACTGTATCTACCTATACCACTAAGTTTATCTGCTCTTAGTAAGTAATTAAGAACTTTCTTTTCTCTATTTAATACATCCCACTGATCTTCGAACTCAGTTGTTTCATTCGAATCATTTTCGATAATCATAGGAGGGAGTCTCCATGACTCTGTGACTGGAGCTTCTACAACTCTCTTTGCTATGTCTCCTCTTTTGTATTGTTCCCAATAATGCTTAAATGTTAGAGAGCTTTCAAAACCTAATGCTTTGTAAATGTCTCTATCATCTGTATATGATTTTCCTGCTCTTTGTAAAAGATCACTCCTACCTACAATACCATTCATAGTTCTTAGGAAATCTTTTTTATTAAATGTTACTGTGTCAGCTTTTTTTGTCATTTCTTTTGTCCCCAAGTACCTGCTCTACCTTTTCCATTCAATAAATTAAATGCCCCACTAGAGCAATCTACGAAATCCTTTTTTAGTCCCATAGGGAATAATTCGTGTTGTTTTATAAAATCTGCATTCCATGCTCCTCTAAGTAAATAGACATTTCCTATTTCTATCTGAGTAGCATATGGTTCTGCTCTTGTAACTTTATCTTTTCCAACTTTATCTTTTCTAACAGAGAACCCTGCAAGATTTTTTACTGTTGCATCTGCTGATTCTAAACCACCCGATCCCGGTTCTTGCTCAATCCCTATTGTTGTTGCTCTGCCATCATTCATTGCTACATTTTTTATCATCTTCTCTCGTTTAGGAGCTTTCCATAAACCAGAAACTAAATGTTCCACAATGAAAGAATTATTTTTCATCTTGTGCATTTTACAACCACCAGTGAAAGCATTATTAGGATCATCAGTTCCACCTTTATCCCAATATCTTACAGTCCTCACTATCTCTGATGGAGGGATGCTGTCTACATAACTAAACTTATCTACTTCGAACATCCCACCACCTCTAGGTGATGGTCTTTGTTGTAACTGTCCTGCTATTGCATATTCTGAACCTAAATCAGATTCTAAAGTTGAAAGTGATTCTTCATCATAAAGATTCTTCCAGAGTGGTTCTCCCTCCTCTGTCCTTGGGTCTTCAAATCCAATAACGGTTACACATTTATTTTCTTTTTCAAATCTTGCAGGAAGAATTAAGTGAACTACATCCTCACCACTTTTCTCTAACCAGTGACCTGTTAAATCAGCTTCATGCAACCTTTGCATGTCAACAACTTTAACAACTGTTTTAGGGTTGTTACCTCTAGTGGACATCGATTCATCCCACCAACGTAACGTACCTTTTCTAACTGCTTCTGATTCTGCTTGTTTTACATTGTGAGGGTCATCACAATTATGGGTCAAAATACCATTGACGAAGTAATTGTGATTATCAGCTATTCTTATATTGTAAACTTTTCTTTTGCCTAGCTTACGTTTAATACATGTGACAGTACGTTTTTCCAAAAAGCTCTGTTCCCATTAGTTGTTGAATGACAACTATTACACAAGGCTATCAAATTATCTTCTAAATTGTTCGTCTTATCATAATCAATATGATGGACATCCAAATTCTTGTCATAATCATCTTCATGCAAACCACAAACTTGACAAGTAAAATCATCTCTTGTTCTTATTTTCTTCTTTAATCTTTTATTAAACTCAACAGGATGTCTACTAGAACCGTTTCCATCTACATAATTAGGATTGTCCTCACCTCTCATCTTTAAGCTGTGAGCTAGATCAGCACATTCTCTATCACAGTGTTTTCTTAAAGAAGCTTTATTAACTATAAACTCCTCATTACATATTAGACAATTCCTTAAATCCTTTGCTCTTAAAGCTAATAAATGGCCCTTACATTTTTGACTGCAAACTTTTGATTCTTTTTCACTTTGTTTGACAGTATATTCCTTTTCGCAGATAACACATTGTTTTTTAATCCTGCCACCATTCCAAGAAGGATTATTTTTGCCTCTTTGCCATATCCCTTGACATTTGTGATCACAGAAAACATTCTTAACTGCTCTATTCCTTTTAGAGTTTTCCCTCACAACATCTTTATCACAATTTGAGCATTTTCTGATTATTTTCATGTCATTTTCTCATACAGGACTACATCATCCTCTTCAAGTAATTCAGCTTTCTTATATCCTTGTCCTTCAACATAAATCAAATGATCTGGTGAACATTCTATTTTATGACTCTCATTGAAATATATTTCTATTATTTCCTCTACTTCTCGTTGTTCGTAAGCCTCTATTTCTTTATACTCAGTTTGCTCACTTTCATGATTATATGAAAGTATCTTTACAGGCATTTCACTTTCAACTATTTCTTTGATATCAACATAACCTATATCTGTAGTTATATAGTAACCTTCGGGAATACAAACTATAAAGTCTCCACCCTCACCTGTTACTAATCCACTTACAGATGTTGCAAGCCTGTAACCTGTTTTATCATTTTCGAAACGAGTCTTTTGGTTTTGATCACCAGTGAGATGGAATTTGTGACCCCATCTTTTCATATACCACTCAGAAGAAATTAATCTTCTACATTTCAAACTATCCCTAGTGGATAACTCTTGTGCGTATGAAGAAAACAACCATCTAGAAGAAGGATCATTAATCCACACCCAACAAGGCCAAAAAACAGAAATGGCAAGACTATTATGTGTTGGAATAAGTGTTTCACCAACTAAGTACAACCCATCTTCACTGTTTACTGTTATACAATTGCCTTGTTCTGGATTCTTACTTTTAGTAATTGATTTTATACCAATTTTTCTT